GACGGAGACGATAAATTTACACCGCAGAGTGCTACACTTAATATGAGGCAAGTAACAGCAGAGGAGTACATCTTAAATGGACAAATCGCAAGCAATTAATACGTTTTGGAATAGTTTTGGCATACCAGCCTATGACGAGTACACGGTACCCGATGGCACAAGTATGCCATATATTACATATGACACGGCTGTAGATGCAGTAGGAACTGATATACCGATGACTGCTTCCATTTGGTACAGAGACAGCAGTTGGGAATCCATCTCCAAAAAGGCTGATGAAATATCGCAGAGGATAAGTTACAGTTATTACATAACCGCTATAAATGGTGGTTATATGGTGGTAAAACGGAACAATGTTTTTGCTCAAAGAATGGACGACCCGTCAGATGACGGAGTGAGAAGAATAATAATAAGCGTACTCATTGAATTTTTAACTGAAAATTAAAGGAGACACAAATGGGACTCTATACAAAAATATCACAGACAGCGTTTGAGGAAATGCAGTTGGATGCAGGTATTCTGCTGACAACATTTAACCCTGCTACTCCTACGGTAACAGATGCTAATATAATATGCGCTACAACAGGAGGCATCAATGCAGTTTGCACACCTACCTATCAGGACATAGCGGAAGATGTAGATAATGCACCGAACAATCTTAAAGAATACAAGAAACTTACAGGTTGGGATTGCAGATTATCTACTACAGCATTAGGAACAAGTCCAGCCCTTATTAAGAGAGCATTAGGAGCGTCCGATATAGACAATACAGACGCAACAAAGGTCACGCCCAGAAGAGATTTAAAACAGACTGACTTCTCCGACCTTTGGTGGGTAGGCGACAGAGCAGACGGAGGTTTCCTTGCAATCAAACTTATAAATGCTCTTTCGACAGGTGGATTTACACTTCAGACTACTAAAAATGGCAAAGGACAGATTTCTGTGGAATTTACAGGACACGTTTCCAGTTCCGCACAGGACACTATGCCAATGGAGTTCTACTCTGTAGACGGAAAATAAAACTAATCACATAGGAGGAAAAAAAGGTGAGGTTATCCGATTTTAAAGGCGAAGAAGCCATAGAAATTCTGGCAGAGATTATGGAGCCAGCCTCTATAATAATGGGCGACCCAGATGTTCAAAGAATGCTTTCACAAAAAGGGAACTCATACTTGAAGATAGCATCGTTCATATTAAAGGGGCACAAAAAAGAGATACTCGATATGTACGAGCCACTTACAAAAGAATCAAGGGATGAGGCAACTCCAGTCAAAATGATTAAACTCATAATGGATATAATCAACGACCCAGAGATAACAAGCCTTTTTCCCTCGCAGAGTCAAGACGAAGCCTTGAAATCTTCTGGCTCTGCTATGGAGAATACAGAGGACGGCTTGAAATAAAGCCGTTTCTTTGCTATTTCAAGGCAAAATTAGCCAATGAAATACGGCAAGACATATATCAGAGGTACATTTCGGATATGTCACGATACACAGTAAACAACATAGCGGAGTGTTTTGGAGGCGTTATCGTAAATAAATCATATTCGGACATTATAGACATAACACCAGAAGAAAAAAGGACAGCCGAACAAATCATTGAGAGCATATCAAGCAGATTAAACGGAGTACACAATGAACTTATTTGATTTAGTGGCAACGCTAAAATTAGATGCAACTTCATATGAGCAAGGTTTGACAGATGCTGAAAAAAAGGGAAAGTCTTTCGGCGAAAGAGCAAGTGGTTTTCTTAAAGGCGGTGTTGCTGTTGTTACAGGAATGACAACAGCGGTTGCTGGTTTGTCTGCCGCTTTTGTATCTGGAGCAAACAAAACTGCCCAGTATGGAGATAATGTTGATAAGATGTCGCAGAAGATAGGCATAAGCGCAGAAGCCTATCAGAAGTGGGACTATGTTATGCAGAGGGCTGGTACCAGTGTAGACAATCTCAAAATGGGAATGAAAACATTGTCCCAGCAAGCAGAACAGAACTCCGAAGACTTTCAAAAACTGGGAATCAGTCAGGAAGAAGTAGCAAATCTCTCACAGGAACAACTATTTGAAAAGACTATAAAAGGTCTTGCTAATATGGAAGAAGGCACGGAAAGAGCAGTCCTTGCTTCTAAACTTCTTGGCAGGGCTGGCGTAGACCTTGGTCCACTCCTTAACGAAGGGTCGGAAGCCATTGAAGAGCAGATGGAGATTGCAGAAAAGTATGGTATGGTAATGCCAGAATCAGCGGTAAGAGCATCTGCGGCATTCGAAGACTCAATGACAACTATGCATATGACTATGGATGGTTTAAAGAACAGGCTGATGGGCGAATTCTTACCTTCGTTAACACAAGTTACGGACGGTTTGGCATTAGTATTTACAGGGGATATGTCAGGTGCTGACAAAATAATCGAGGGCGTTAACGGAATTATTGATGGCATAAATCAGAAACTTCCCAAGATTATGGAACTTGGTGGCAAAATAGTAAGCGGATTAGCACAGGCAATATTGCAGAGTGCTCCTCAACTATTTAGCGAAGGCACAAAACTCATATCCGATTTAATTGGCAAGTTCGCAGAAAAGTTACCTGATATAGTATCTATTGGCACAGATATTATTATCAGTGTAATTGACGGATTGACGGAGTCGTTGCCAGATTTAATTGATAAAATTCCGCAGATAATAGTGTCATTAGTGACTGCTTTAACAGAAAACTTGCCCAAGATAGTTGAGAGTGGAGGCAAAATATTAGTGTCTTTGGTAAATGGGCTTATAACCGCATTGCCAGAACTAATAAAACAAGCACCGTATATTATATCACAGTTTGTACAAGCCATAATAAGTATGTTAGGTTCGGTGCTTAATGCAGGTTCTGAAATAGTATCAAAACTATCCGAAGGCGTAAGCAATATGTGGGGGTCGTTTAAAGCAAAGGTTGCGAATTTTGTAAAACAGATACCGCAAACGATAAAAGACGGAATAGCAGGTATGGCATCTATAGGTGCGGATATTGTAAGAGGTCTTTGGTACGGCATATCAGGGAATCTCCAATGGATTAAGAATCTTATTTCGGGCTGGATTGGCAATGTAAAATCATTTATAAAGAGCCTGTTCGGAATATCTTCGCCTTCAAAGTGGGCAAGAGATGTCATAGGAGACAACATCGTAAAAGGTCTTGCTCTTGGCATAGAAAATGGAGAAGATACTGTACAAAGTGCTTTTGATTCTATACTTCCAGATTATGATGGTGACTATACTACTAATTTGGGCAGACCATCAGCAACAGCAAACGGAGTGAGCATAGTAAACTATATTACGGTAGACGGAGCAGAGAACCCAGAAGAGTTTGCAGATAGGTTTGTTCGTCAGTTAAGAATGGATATGAGGATGGCATAATGGCTAAAACTAAAGCACCCACAGGGTTAAGTTTAACTAGGAACGGCAATGTCTTTACTTGCAGTTGGAAAATAGGGGACAGCACCTACGATGGCGGTCAAAGATTCTGGTATAGACTTGACGAAGGCAAATACACACCTTGGACAGAACTTTCGGTTTTAACAAACGAAACATCCAAGGCGGTTGTTATAAGCAATATGTACAACAAGTATTATCCGACCACTTCAAAGAAACTGATAGGCATTCAGTTTTGTGTAAGGGGCAAGAGAAGCGGATATGATTGGTCAAGTGACACGTATCTATACCAGACCATTAACCCACCAAATAAACCTGTTGTGTCGAGTACATTGCCTAGTAGTAATCAGTTTAAGGCTACCTTTAGCATAGACGCAGAGGACAACAGCAGAAACATATTTACTAGGTATGAATGGCAGACTATTTTGGTACACGAAAGCGATGAGGTCCAAGGGAAAAACCTTGATTGGTCAAGCGAAGCAGACGGATGGGAAACAGGAGGCGGTACATCCACCAGCTACAGCAAAAGCATTACAGAAGACAGTAGCGTAATATCGTACGGTTCGCACACGAGATGGTTTAGAATAAGGTCAAGAGGTTGCGGAGGCGATTCTGCTTGGGCTTATACAAAGCACGTGTACGCAGACCCATCTAGTGCCGTTCTTATAGGGGCTGATTCAAGACCACATTCTTCTGGATTCATTCTGGATATGACTTGGAAAGCATTGGCTTTAGAGTCAAGACCTATTGATGAAGTTGCTGTGCAGTATGCAAAAGCCGTTCCTATAGCGAATATGTTACCGCCAGCAAATCCGTCTTGGCAGACAGCAATTACAGCATTGGATACCACAGGAAACGATAGTGCTTCGGTAAATGTATCTGGAGGACTTGAAGACGACCAATGCCTTTTTGCCAGAGTAAGGACGACCCACGATGAAAGAAATGCCTATAGCGAAGTTGCTCTAGTTAGAAAAGGTGAATTGGCTACGCCATCGAATTTAACCGTAACGGTCAATGAAAATTCTGCCACGGTGAGGGCGACTAATAATTCTAGTGCGTGTGTATATAACGGCTCGGATACGACTGTAAAAAGACAGTTTATGGGAGTTATTTATAAGAGCACATTTAGATATACGTCTGGAATCATAGTAGGCATTATTCCAAAGTCACAGAATCAAGCGGTCGTCACGATTCCAGATAGGATTGAGAATGAGGAATATACCATAGAAGTACAGGCATATGTAGGAACGTATCACGGAGTACAAAACAGCGAAGGCGTTACAGTATATACTGTTTTTGCTGAAATGGTATCCGAAGCGGTCTCAACGGAAGGTAACACTCCAAAAGCACCAGAAGATTTGCAAGCGGAAGTGCTTAACGGAAGCGATATGCGTCTGTCTTGGAGTTGGTCTTGGGATAAAGCAGATGGCATAGAAATATCGTGGTCACAAGACGAGGACGCTTGGCAGAGCAACGCACAGCCAGAAACTTTTGAGATTAACGGATATGCTATAAATTGGCTTATAAAAAGTCTTGAGACAGGCAAAAGATATTACCTCAAAGCAAGGTTCAAATCTGGCGAGGATTATAGCCCTTACTCAAATGTAATAGACTTTGTGATGAGCACAGCCCCTACAAAGCCTTTACTGAATTTGAGTGCATCTACAATAGCAAAAAGCGGTAGCGTTGTTGTTTCTTGGAACTATTCGCCTACGGACGGTAGTGAACAGACCTATGCTGAACTTGTAAGCAATGGGCAGATTATAGCACACTCGTTAACAGATAAGCACATCAAGTTATACGCAGAGGATATTGGATGGACTGATGGGATACACGATTTGCAGTTAAGAGTGAAATCTGCATCTGGGATGTTCTCGGATTATAGCGATACTGTATATGTAGCAATTGCACCAGAATTGTCTGCAAGAATAATCGAGACATCACTTGAGACTATATCTATTGTAGAAGATGGAGAAACAAGGCAAGCATTGTCATTGACAGAATTGCCTTTGACGATAACTGTAACAGGAGCAGGAACGAGCAACCTTACTACAGTCGAGATAGTAAGAGCGGAGTCATATGCTATTGCAAGACCAGACGAAGGAATCCACAATGGATATGAGGACGAACTTGTTTGCATAAAACAGCAAACAGGCGAGAGCGAAATGTCCATTTCGTTAGATGATATAGACGGAGTGCTTGACGATGGAGCAAAGTACAAGATAGTTGCAACTGTTCAAGATGTAATAGGGCAGTCTTCCAAAGCGGAATTAGAATTTGAGGTGCATTGGTCACATCAAGCAGTCATTCCGTCTGCAAGCGTATCCACTCAAGGTGTTGTGGCAATGATTACTCCCACATCAGCGGATGCACAGAACGGAGATGTATGTGATATATACAGATTGAGTGCAGACAAGCCAGAGCTAATTCTCAAAGACGGTGAGTTCGGTCAAACGTATTTAGACCCTTATCCTGCAATAAACGGAGGCTACAGAGTTGTCTTTAGAACAGCAAACGGAGACTATTTTACAGAAGATGGCACACCAGCGTGGAAAGATGTTATATCTGGGTTTATCTATCAAAAAACAATCATAGATTTTGGCACAGACCGTGTGGAACTCTATTATAACGTAGACAGCAACAGCACTTGGGAGAAAGACTTTGTCGAGAAGAAATATCTAGGAGGTTCTGTACAAGGAGATTGGAATCCTTCGATTTCAAGAAGTGGTTCGGTTTCTGCTATTACGATGAACATTTTTGAGCCAAATACGATTCAAGCGTTAAGAAGGCTTGCTGAATACGCTGGCATATGTAACGTAAGAACTTTAGATGGGTCATCATATCACGCTAACGTCAATGTGAGTGAGACAAATTCTCACGATAAGTATGGTATGATAAGCGAGTTTTCTCTCAACATAACAAGAGTAGAAAGTCAAGGTTACGATGCTATGGTTGTAGGAGGATAACGATGGATTGGAGCAAAGGACTTGAAGCACGATATTATGCTACATATGTAGATGTAACAACTTGGAGAGACAGAGACCGCCTTGAAATATTAGGCGGTACTGTCTCAAGGTCTGCAAGCGAACTTAAAGAATCTGCTGATATTCAATGCTCTACAAGGCTTGAAAACGAACGATGGATAAGGGTTTGGCTTGATGCTACACAGAACGGTGAGACGGAACACATAGCGTTGTTTACAGGACTTGCCACAAGCCCAAAGACGGATAACAACGGTAACGTAGTCACTAATACATTAGAATGCTATTCAGTATTGAAGCCGTTAAATGATATTCTGCTTGAAAGAGGATGGTATGCACCATCTGGTTCTGGAGCAAGCGTTGTGAAAGATTTACTCTCAAAAACGCCAGCCCCTTATATCATTGACGAAAATATGCCTGTTCTCAAGGATTACATAATAGCGGAATCTGGAGAGACAAATCTGTCTATGCTTAACAAGATTCTATTGGCTCTTAATTGGAGAGTCAAGATTACAGGCAAAGGCGAAATCCATATATGCCCTTTAGCATCCGATGTGAGTGAGGTTTTTGGTCTTGATAATGATTGCGTAGAAACAGAGTTTACGAAGGAGTTCGATTGGTATCAAAGCCCCAACGTATTTAGAGCAATAATGAGTGATGATTCTGTAATTGTAAGAGATGAGCAAAGCATTTCAAGACGAGGCAGAGAAATATGGGCAGAAGAAGAATCGTGTAATCTTAATGTAGGAGAAACGTTATATGAATATGCTTCTAGGAGACTGAAAGAAAGCCAAAAGGTCTCTCAAAAGGTATCGTACACAAGAAGGTTTAATCCAGATTTATATGTGACAGATTATGTGAAATTCAATTATGAACAATTGGATGGTGTTTATGTAATTACTTCGCAGAAAATCCAATTAGGATATGGGGCAGATACCACAGAAGAGGTGAGAAGATGAGCCTTAAAACAGATAGATTATTAACAACATTTACGGATGCGTTAAAGATGTCCAACACTACAGGAACAAAGCCGTACGATACGACAGCAGAAGTAACTAGAGTGGATGGCGATACAGTATGGGTACATATTCCTTCTGGAGTATATGAAACACCAATACGTAAGACTATAAATTGCACTAAAGGCGACCTTGTTCAAGTTAGGGTATCTGGCGGTACGGCTTGGATTACAGGAAATGTCACAGCACCACCTACAGATGATACGGTTGCTAACAATGCAAAAGCAGAAGCAAGAGAAGCAAATACAGAAGCTCTCAACGCAAAAGAATCTGCTCATAATGCACAGACTACAGCAGATTCTGCACAAACCACGGCAAGTACAGCACAAGAATCCATAATCGGTGAAGGTGGAATAAACGATAGGCTTGATGTGTTGTCTAAATCAGTAGTTATAGACCAGAACGAGCCATCGGTTTCGATTCAAACGGGAACATCGGAAGGCGAGACGAAAGTCAAGATTACAGATACCAGAATATCGCTCGTAAAGAATGATGCAGAAGTTGCGTATCTTACATCTCAAGAGGACGAGAGCGTTATAGATATCAACAATGCGAGAATACACGATTCAATTAAGATAGGCGAACTTGAGATAATTGAATTTAGAGGCGGTATCGGAATTAGGAGGGCATAATGTCATCTATTTCTTTAAGCGTAACTACAGAAAAAGACCAAGACATATGGGCATATGTAAGAGTCGACCTGTACTTGAATAATTCAAATGGCTCGTGGAAAAATCCTACGGCTGGTAGCATCACTATTGCAGGTACACAGGCTGGGAAAAACCCAGAACTTTGGGAAAAGAACAATAGCAATCCCACTAGAACATTCAATTTCTCATTGGCGGTAACTTCTTCTACTACCTTTATAGGCTCGGCTTATTATTGGATTAAAAAGAAAGAAAAGGCTAGGTCTTGGGGATTAAGTTGCACCCTTGATTTAAGTGGAACTTCGTCTGGATACCTTGAGGGGAGCGGAAGCGTTTCTGTAAGTGCTTGGACTTCGTATACAGTTTCTTACAATGCAAACGGAGGAAGCGGTGCACCAAGCAACCAAAAGAAATGGCATAGTGACCCTAATGTAGTTGCAGACCAATACCCGTTGACGTTATCTTCGACAGTACCAACAAGGACAGGATATACTTTCCTTTATTGGACGACAAATAAGAATGGCACAGGAACGAGGTATTATCCAAGTGGTACATACGATGTAAACGCATCCGTAACTCTCTACGCTCAATGGCAAGTTAACACCTACACAGTTTCGTATAACGCTAATGGCGGTAGCGGTGCTCCGTCTTCACAGACAAAGACTTACGGAACAGACCTTACGCTTTCGGATGTCATTCCTACAAGGACAGGGTTTAATTTTAGAGGTTGGGCTACATCTTCCACTGGAAGCGTAGCGTATTCACCAAGAGGAATTTACTCCAGCAATAGCGATGTAGAGTTATTTGCGGTATGGGAGGATGCGTATATTCCACCAGAAATATTTGGAGCAAAGGCTGTAAGATGCGATGTAGATGGTAATGAGAGGCAATCTGGAGATTACATTAAGGTGTCATTTCAATGGCAAGCAGGAAAGGGAGCGGATGGAACTATTCACGCTTCTACAGTTGTTGCTTCTGGAGGAATCAGCCTCAATATCTCAACTACTGATGAAAGCGGAAGTTACGAAAGTGTGCCTATAGCCCTTGCTTTAGGTTCTACTAACACAGCAACCATTACGATTACGGATACGGTTGAAGAACTTTCCACCACAGTTTCTGTAGTTTTCCCCAAAGGTGGACTTGCGGTACACATAAGCAGACCAGAGAAAGCGGTAAAATTCTTTGGTATAGCAGAAGACGATGAAGAAGGTGTTATCTCCGAAGATTACGTTATAGATGTTGACCCAGAAAACACAAATGACCCTTTAGTAAAGGCTGTAACTAACAGAGGATGGTCTTCGATTCTTTCAAGATATGGTATAGGGATTAAGAATCTATTAGTTAAGGCTATTGAGTCTAAACCTACGGAATTATCCATTACTTGGTCAGCAACATCGCAGATTTATGCGTGGAAGTCTGGTAACGTGGTTACTATATCGGTATGGAATCCAAAGAATCTATCTCAAGGAGAAACTTTTATTACAACGCTTCCAATTGGGTGGAGACCATTACACGATAGTGCTTTTGTAATTACCGACACATTGGCTACTCACTCAAAGTTAATGAGGTACACTATCAAATCTAACGGCGAATTAGTAGTGTACAACTACTTCGCATTCACAGGCAATTCAAATGCTTCTGGAACTATGACATATGTTACAGCATAGAAAGGAGATATAAGATGAGAATTTCAGACAGCACTTATGATTTTTTGAGAGCAATCGCAGACCTTGTTTTACCAGCAATAGGAGCGTTATATTTTGCACTTGCTGGGATATGGGGATTCCCATATGGAGAACAAA